TTGAATGATAACACCGTAAGCATTTCCGCCACTTGTGTTCCAACGCACAAAATCACCAACGCTCAACTCATTAGGTTCTGCGCGGTCTTCTTCTTTATAGCCAGCCTCTTCCATCTCACCCTTGCCGAATGTGATGACAATTTCCTCATCAGTCTCAACAACTGACTTGATATGGCGCTCGTTTTTATTTTCTTCCATCGTTTCTATAGTTCTTTCTGCCCAGCGCAGCATCTCATCACCGCCCCAAGCTGCATACATAATAGAACCGCAAATCTCCTTGCCGTCCTCATCAGTGAACTTACCTTGGTCGTAAGTCTTCGCTCTACTCAAAAAGCTGTAAGTTCTTACAAGCGTTTCATCGCTGAGGTTTTCTCTACCCGCGATTTGGTTCGCTCTTGCCCATCCAACGGGTGTACCACAATCCGTACCATTCTCCTCGCGGAAGTCTAAAGCACGTTGTGCATTTTCTACTGCTGCTTGTGGGTAGTCATTCCAAGGCATTACTCAGCAGCGTTATCAGTTCCCGCCTCAACCATATTCATAGGTTGCAAGTAAATATCTCCACCATCAATTGGGTCAAGGCTCTCGTGTTTGCGTATATCATTAACGCTCAACCAGCCCCATTGACGGGCAGTGGCATACGAGGAGTATCTGCTTGAGATATCACCTCTAAGAAGCCCGTCCATATTCATACGGATAAAGTAATCCTCTTGGCCAGGGAAGAGCTTGCGGTTGAATTCCGCTTCCCAACGCTTAACCCAAGGCAGTATCGTGTTTCTTTGGAACTGAATTCCTTGCTCCTCGATGTTAGCTCGAGTGCTTGAGTTCTCTAATGATCCAAGATAAGCCAATGGGATACGGAAGAACCTTGCGATATCTTCAACACCAAACTTGCGCGTTTCTAAGAACTGCGATTCTTGTGGTGAGATGCTGACCTTTTGCAAGTTCATTCCCTCCTCTAAAATTGCTGTCTTATGCGCGTTATCAAGTCCGCTGTACCTACGTTGCCAAGAAGCCATTAAACGCTTGTAGGCTTCATCTGAGAGGCGGCCAGGATGCGTGAGCACCGCACTTACGTTTGCGCCATTACCAAAGAATGAACCACCGAACTGGTCAGCAGCCAAACCAAGGCCAATGCTTTCTCTTGCTGCCTCTATTACACTCTTGCCAATGATACCGTCAAAGGATAACCCTAATATGTGTATCATCTCCGTATCATCAAAGGTTTCTTTACCTTGGTCGATGTTGTAGAACTTCTCATCCTTGTAGACCTTAACCTCAACGCGGTCAGGGTGTACTGGAATCAATTTAACTGCTTGTCCCGCTTCGTTTCTGCGGATCGCTATAAAAGCATTCCCGTGCAAACAAAGGTGCGCTTGACAAACTTCTCTAAAGTTAAAGTCCGTCATCATCGCATTCGGGTGATGTATTAGCTTGTTGATAGGGTGTGCTGATGCGCTGCGGGTGCTATCGCCAGCATCTTGCTTCACCTCCCACGGAAGCGATGCAATAGTCTCTGATATAACACGAACGGCACCAAATACAGCAGATAGGCGCATAGCGCTATCCTCAGTGATTGCAATACCCGTTTTTGAGGCCGCGCCGTCAAACATCCAAGAAGCGGGATTCGCTAATGATGTTGAAGGGTTATTAGGCGAAGAGCGGAACGCTCCAATGATTCGCCCAAATAAATTTTGATTCTCGGCCATAAAGTAGTGTGTACTTTGTAATTACATCACCAAATATAGGTATCGTAAAATGAGAATAAAAAAACCCCCTCAAATCAATGAGGAGGTTTGCACCGCTAAGAACCAATAGAAATTAATAAACCAAAACCAATACTAAAAAGGATGCGGTGAGTGAGCAAAGCTATCTATTTCAATTCTATTGTGCAAGGTGCGAAGCGTAAATCTTACGCGCACATTTTCTCGCACAATGTCTTGAAGAACAGCCACACCATTTCTGATGCTGATAATCTTGTACTGCCATCCAAATCTTTTGGAAAGCAAGTAGTCTCCTGGAGCAAACTTAAACTCTTTCATAATACTTATTTTGTTGTTGCACTCTAAATATACAAAAAAATTAAAACGAAACAAGTGCCCTAACATTTGTCAGCAATGCAAGTATCTATTTACCTACGGGGGGAGCTATGCACCCGTAGGGAAATAAATACGAAGACAAAAACATCTTTTTTTTTATTTTTTTCCCTATATATAGCAGCAGCAAAAAGAAAATTAACAGCTAAATGTTAATAACGCCCCTTTTGTATCGTATAGCTTTTACCCTCAAAAATGAGTTCAACGGAGTAGTTATTGCCTCCCTCGTGGCGCAAAAATGGACTTAATCCCGGCACATCGAAAAGCAACAACCCAACCTTTTTAGCTTCTTCTATGGTCATAAGAATCTTATTTCTTGACTTTCATAAGTGCTGACTTTTGAAACATCAGAGTTCTCAACGGTCATCTTTTCACCCAGCGCCATTATCATTGCAACAACGCCATCAATCTTATCGCCAGCTTTTGCTTTAGAGAACTTCACGTTCTCAGCATCATCTTTCTTCACCACAACATTCCCTACCATCCATCTAAGCATAGAGTGACCGCCGTGGTGCAACACACCCTTCTTAACCAATACCTCAGCATTCTTAATGGGGCCGCTCATAGAAACGAATCCTTGACCGAACGGGTCTAAGTCAATACCCTCATCTACGAGCTGCTGCACTAAAGAGTTTGAGTTCCATCTATCAAAAGCAATGCTCTGCACATCAAACACATCAGCGGCCTCCAGTATCTTCTGCTTGATAACGCTATAGTCGGTGCTGTTGCCATCGGTAACAATAAGCTCACCCTTAGAGACAAAGCTGTCGTATGATCCACCCGTTTGCACTCTTCTGCGCTCCACGGCGGCCTCACTTACAAAGAGGTAGGGCAATACCTTGATAGTGCCGTCATCCCAAGGGAATATCAAAACAAAAGCCGTGACATCCTCAACGGCAGCTAAATCTAAACCACCATAACAAGGTTTGCCTTTTAACTCTTCCAAGTTTACACTGCCCGCGCTCTTCATCCACTCATCATCAGTAATCCACGAGGATAGCGAGTTCACCCATTGGTTCAGGTGCAACTGCCGAAACGCAATCTCACTAGACGGTAGGCTCTTTGCCTCTTGGCTCATCTTCCTAAAATACTCGGGCTTAATGCTCACATCAAAGTTGGGGTTTGCCTTGCGCCACGTCTCTTCACTATGAATATCATCATCAAGGGTAGCCTCATATATCAGTGGCAAGAAAGTGCTGTCCTCAATGATTCCGCTGCGCACCTTCTTCCCATAATCATAAAGCTCATAGCAAACGCTGTTAGGATCGAAGAGTCCCGCAGTAGAGATGCCGAACATAAGCGGCTGGGAACGCGCACCCATAGAGGTGGCCATTACATCCCACAGCTCGCGGTTTTTAGCCGTGTGCACCTCATCATACAATACCGCACTCGCATTGCTACCGTGCAAAACACCAGCATCCGCAGCTACAGCCTTAAGGAATGAGTTGGTGCCGTTAAGCACAATCGAGTTGCGGTACACCTTACAAGCGCGTTCAAGTACTGGTTGATTCCGAACCATTTGCTTACATACGTCATAGATTGCGTTTGCTTGGTCGCGCGATGAGGCGCACACATATATCTCAGCGCCTGGCTCTTTCTCTACGAAGAGTAGAGCCAAACCAATTGCAGCGAGTAGGTTACTCTTTCCATTCTTACGCGGGATGAACACAAAAGAGGTGCGGTACTGCCGCGTCCCATCTTCATTGACCGTACCAAAGAGTTCTCTGATGTAATCAATCTGCCACTGCTCCAATATGAATGGTTTGGTTGCGAGGTCACCTTTAACGTGTGTACACACACGCTCTATAAATCTGATGACCTTATCTGCTTTGTTGCTGTCGTACATTATTCTCCTAATAAATCTTCTAAACTATCAATCTTCTCGGGTGTGCTCAACTTGGCTCTTGCCGCTGCGGTAAGTCCAAACTCGGGGAGCATCTTTTTGATTCTATCCCAAGCGCCATTCATCATTGCAAGCTCGGGCCGTGGTCGATGCATCTCATCACCTTGTGCTGTGGTGGTCGCATAGGTTGGGCCTAATCTTTTTATCACTGCTCGGCTTGCGCAATAATCCTCCCACGCATCGCTTATCATTTGCAATGCGATGGCATCAAGTTCTGCTACAACACCAAGATCATCAAGGTGCTTAACCAACCAGTCAAAAGTCTCTTCTGCACTTTGGTAGGTTGGGAGCACTGGACGGCCTTGCACTTCAAGGCGCTCTTCGTGTCGGTCTTTTCTATAAGTATCTGCTGCCTTCAGCATCGCTGTTGGCTTTGGTTTTCTTCCTGGCATAGTGCCTATATTTTATCATTTTATTCGGGAACACTGCCCGACTTTTACCCTTTTCATTTCGACTGCGTGTATAAAAGAC